AATGTAAACCCCTTTCGCTCACTATCGTTCGCTTTTCAGATTATCAGTAAACAGATTTCAGTTACACAGAAAAAGCGACGCGGAAACCAATGCGCGTAGTCACGTACGAACGGGGGTTGCTGCCATACGCACCGAAGACACCAGCAGAGGACGTGTAGTTCCAAGCGCCACCGCGAGAGACGAACCTTTCGCCTACGTTTCTAGTGTAAAGATAATCGCCGCCATGGTCCGAAGTATCCATAGGGAATAACGCTAGCGCCTTAAGAATGTCGGGTATGGTTATACCCGACTCTACAGCTGTATCTTTAAATTGATTAGACGTGTTCGTCGTTCCGTCGGAAACCGAAGTAATAACCTTATTTATTTTAGCGGCACCAGCACCGTTAGCGCCAGCAGCGTCAAATTTAAGGGTATTAGCTGTACCAGGTGCTACTAGCGTACCGTCTTCTAAAATGGCCTTCCACGCTGTACTACCTACGGTTAAGTCGGCGGTATCTAGTGCAGCGTCGTTGTCTGGTAGTATCTGTATTTCACCGTCTACCGTTCTTACGCCGATAGCCCATTCGTAAGCGTCGCCGTTAAGTCCATAAATACCGTTAGGCGTTCCGTCGTGGGTCCATGAAGAAGGTCCAGACCCTGTAAGCCCTAGGTTAATTCTACCGTCGCTTCCTACAGTCCCTGGTCTACATCTTTCGTGTGGTGCGCCGTGGTCGCTTCCGTAGTTGTTGTTACCACGTGGATAAAACCCATTTTTCTTACACCATAAAGCAATGGCCGCATATTCGGCATTTGTCATTACGTGCCAACCAGGACCCTTAGCCCTAGCGGCCGCTATAGCGGTATCTGCGTCTATGCTAGTTCTAGGCACTTGCCCCGGAAGACTATAAGCCCTTCCGTCGTGCATATTAGCCATGTAGGTACCTATAAAGATTTCTGGAAGTACGACCCCGCCCTTAATAAAAGCTGGAAGGGGGCTTTCGCTACTACCTATACCTACGTCTTTGTAACTTAATTTCGGTATACTATTCATAATTGAAGGTATACCTTTATTATCATACAAAACAGTCTGCCTACCACCGCTAGCGGCTTCGACAGACTGTCTATACGTGTCTTTCATTGAAAAAGTAAATGGCATATTAATTTACCTCACTTTCTGTAATTGTTGGAATTCCCCATAAACATAAAACGACGTCACGCATATTTACAGGTAAGGCTTCTTCTATCAGTTTAGGCCAGCCGTCTTCGTCCATTTCATCAGTTTCAACTAGGTCATATTCTCTAGCTGGTATTTTAATACTTGCTATATACCAGTTACCGACGCCACGTTCCAGCTGTGTAAAACCTTGATTAAGGCTAATATCCACAACGGTAGCCACGTCCTTAAGTTCTTCCTGTAGGTCAATCGTGGTAGAAGGAACGCCGGGTACTTCGATATTAAGCAATGTTCCGTTAAGCTTGTACTTAGCTTTTTCGCCAGTATTTACGTGTTGAATTTTCATAGTGTTTACCCCCTTAAATTATCTTTGTATTTATAATGGTCCATGTAAAAGATACAGTTTTAGCACTACCTGTATATCTTACTTTAAACCCATTACTAGCCTTGTCGTATACCTCTAAATTACCGACGGCGTTTATATCGTCAGCACTAACAAGGTTTAGGTTTACGTCATAATTAGGCGTGTTAGTTTGTGCGTATTCACTCCCCACAGGAAGCGAAACAAGGGCGAAGGGGTATTCACTAGATAGATAGTTTCCGGGGTTCCCTGTTATTACACCCGCCCCTTGTACAAGTCTTTTCTGGAAGTCTACAATCCTGTCATTTCTCATAGTTCCCAGCTTTTGTAATGCTTCGCCTAAGATACTACCTTCTACGAAGTGGGCGAAGGCTATACCGTCGTTCATCATACCTAGTTTTGATTGACTAAGCGGCGTACCTTGCTGTATAACGTCTACAGGGTCAGCTACTAGCCTATAGTGTCCCGGTTTCTCTGGTACTTCTTCTAAGCTGTAGGTCTGTTCGCCGTTAATAATATGGTCCAGCCATTGGAACAACTCAAATTCCTTAATCATGGTGTCACCTCACTTAACTTAAATTTATATACAATTAACAAGCCTTTATCTTCTGGCTTACCTATGTAGTCTGGTCGGTCTGCCAGTAGCGTACCTTTGTAACTATAAAGCCCTGTGTTTGTAACATTTCCTACTACAGTATCATCTAAATATAGGTTAACGTGGAACGTGTCGCCTTCAATCTTTGTACTGTGTATTGGTATATCCTTTGTCGTGCTGCTTATTGTGTAAGTACCTTTGGAAATGATACCTAACATAGCGTCTGCAAATTCCTTAATTCCGTTTGGTTTTATCATTTTATTGGTTCACCCCCGCTATAAATCGTGTTAGTAAGTTTGTAGTCTTTTGTTGTTAATGTACCTGTTTCCTTAACCTCTACAACGGCGTCGTATATTTTACCTTCCGTAGATACATAGGGCTTCGGACCAGCTGCATATCTACCAGCTAACTTATAGTCTTGTTCCTGTGTATCGTAAGTAGGCGCTATCTTAACGTCGCTTTCGTATAGTCTACCGATTACAGCCACGCTAGGAAGGGTACCGCATAGGGTAGACGTTCCAGCTTTAGGAAGGGGGTAGACGTACCTGTTATACGAAGTTTCTATCTGGATACCAGTTTCTATGTGGTATTCAAATTTGTACTCTACGCCTAAATGTGCGTGTATAATATTCTGTAACGTGTCGTCAAAGTCTTTTAGAAACGACGGTACGCCACGCTGGAATGTTATAGTCACTAAGCAGATAGCTGTATCAATTTCTACTCGTATCTTTTCGTTGTAGCTAGCCGCTAGGTTATGGACCATAGAACCGCCGAAGCTTTCTTCATTGGCCAATCGTGCAAATATTGACGGTCTGCGACTATCGTAGTCACTTTCTGGGTCTGGGGGTAATCCTACGGATATTTCCCAAAAAACAAGCCCCCAGGTCGCCGTATAGGGCGATAGCTGTAGGGCTAGGTCTTCGTTATTTTCGTATATCCTGTCATACTCTAGGGCTTGCGTATTTTGTATAGCGTGGAATACTTTACTTTCCTGGTAGTAATCAGCCGAAGCGTCTACCATTCCTTCGGTACGGTCACTTATCTTTATTTCTTTTATCATGTAAGAACCACCGCCCCCATTTCTGGAATGTCGAAGTACTGTAACACTATATCCGAAGTACCACCGTTTACGGTTAGATTTCCGTAGTTTTCTACGCCGACGGTGTTACCAAGGATAGCCCCGACCTTATTGTAAGCGATAGGGTATAGCTGTTCAGTAGCTGGGTCTATCTCAAATACCCTACCTTGTATATATTCGTTTAAAGCTTTCTTAAACGCCGTCAATACTTCCGCTGGGTCTGTATTAATGCTATAAGAAACCGTAGCCGATACATCAATAGCCTTAGTTACACCTGTTATAACTGTTACAAACGCCCCCATAGGTGCCTTACCATAGCCGTAGCCTTGATAGGGGATAGGGTCCATGTATTCCTGTAACATTCCTATAACTTCGTTACTTAACGGCTTGTAGTCACTTCCAGCGCATATAATACGAACCGTACCTCGTCCATCTTGCCCGTTACTTTTATCCCAACACATTTCTACGATAACCTTACCGATTGCCACGTTAGTAGCCCTAAAGAAGTCGTTTAAGACCCAACGCTTATAATCGTTACGGTTTCCGCCTGTGTCTGGATTAGCCACTTTTTCTAGGTACTTAGCCCAAGCGTCGTCTAGTGTTTCTTTTTCGGACCCCGGTATAATTACCCCAGTATCTACTATACTTCGAATACCCGGTATAGGGGGCTGTAATATAAATTCTGAACCAGTAGCTAGGTTTCCAATTTCCCCAACAAGCTTACACGTAATACGTATTTCTTGTATCATGCTATCTACCGTAAATATAGTTTCTAGGTTTGCCGTAAATTCTATAGGGTTACCGTCAGTATCCAGCACTACGGAAGTAAATGTATAACCCTTTGGGATACGTACGCCGGGGTCTGCTTCAATATTTAAGGTTCTAACGCTGTAGGTCGCTTGTATACGTTCTAACCCCCTGGCTTGTAAAAATAAGTCCATATATTCGTCTTCGCAATATTGGGGGAAAGAATTTTGTAATATTCTATCCTGGTTTAGTTGAAGCCCTATAATTTCGGCGGGGTTGGCGTCTATGGCGTCATGGATAAAGTCGCCTTTTTCCTTACGGTATTCGTCGCTAATATTACTTAACATTCGTTCCCGTATTTCTGTAGCTGTTTCTAAAAAACGTGGCGTAAATTCTGGTCTTGTCACAATTCCACCCCCTCTAAAGAAACGGAACCGAATACCGTATCTACCACTAAATATAAGTAGGTACGTATTACGCCGTCCCTGTCAGTTTCCTTATACGCCTTAACTTCGGTTACCTCATTTACCCAAGGGTCGTAGATTATAGCTTCCACGGCCTCTCGTTCAATTTCAGACAGCTTTACAGCTTCTGGAAGGTCTTGTCTTACTAGAACATCATGTACACGGCTACCGTATATATGATTTCGTGTAAGGTCTTCAAGGTCACCGTATACGCTGTATTTTCCCAGCTGCGTATTTTCTGCCTTTTGTATTACCTGTGCGGCCGCTTCAATACCTGTAGCCAGTTGTACAACGCCGCCTATACCTAACTTAAAGTCCATGGTTTCCCAATCAAATACGGGCGTTTTTCTTTCGTCTGCCATAACTTACACCCCCTTTAGTAATGTTCTAAAATGGCGTACTTAACTTTATTACCAACTAGAGTAGGAAGCAATATAACAGTATCCCCAGCTTTTAGATTTCGGTTACCGTATATGTCTTCTGGTACATACGAAGGGATTAGTAGGTCGGCGCTTGTATACGTCCTTCCTATACCATCTACCTTACACGTAGTAGCGCTTTGCATTGTCCCGGTAACGAAACCCTTGTTAAGCTTCGTTATTACTCCCCACCGTTGGTTATCATGTCCCACAATAGGACCAGTTAAAAACCTATCCCCAGTACAAACAGGGTATAGGTTTATGGGTATTTCAAATATTTCTATATCTAACGCCAATTCCGTACCTTCAAATACAAAAGTAACAGGGTTAGGGTCTGTTGTAACGGCTCGAATGATACGAAGTCCGTCACCAGCACCACCGACGTTAGTTTTACTATTTCCATTACGAAGTAGCTTTAAAAGGTCTACAGCGTTATCCAAGCCGTTACCCCCTTATTTTTTCTTTTCTTTATCTGTGGCGTCTTCAAATTGTATAGCTGGAAGGTCTGGTGTACTTAGTAGGTCAAAGGTCAATTCTATTAAGCCTTTCGCTTTAAAAGTATGCGCCACGTTTTTAATGTAATAACCACCTACCATACCTGTATTGGGTTCCTCTACATAGATGGCGTCGCCTGTGTAAAATTGGCTCATTACACCATCTGGATTAACCCCCGCCATACTCATAGTCGTAGTTATTTTAGATAACTTCGCTAGTAAGTCTTTGGCTTTTCCGTCAACGTTTTTAGTGTCTTTATTAACTTCTTCAAAGTACTGTGTTTTACCGTACTTCGCCTGTGCGTCGGCGTTTGTTTGCGTAACCACCTTACCCGTTTCACGGTTAACTAGTTTTACCGTAGTACAAAGTTCTTCTATACTGTCGGTCTTGCTAGCACTTAATAAATTAACCCCTACTTGAAACGCCCATAGTTTAGCTGGTATCGACCGTTCAAAGAGGATAAGACCGTCCTTTATAGGGTCGTACCTAAACCAAAATTTTTTACCGTTGGCGTCTTTAGTTCGTGCCAGCGTATCTATTGCTATTTTCTCTGGCAATGCTCCCGGATAGTACAAATAGGGAAATACAGCCCCTGTATTAGCCAGCGACGATACTTTAATACCACATTTACTAGCCAAGGACTTAATAACCTGTGTAGCCGTCTGGTTCTTGTAGTAATAGTCGTCTGGGTTCTTCGATAGGAAGAACAGGGGGTCGTTTACTTGATATTCTATATCGCCTGTAGCTGTTATACGGTGGGTCTTAATATCCCCAGTAAACCAACGTACCCCATTGTAAAAAAGTTCAGACTTGTAGCCTACTAGTAGCTGTGGGTTCTTTATCTGCTCTACATTAAATTTTAGTATTCGACAACTTGCGTTTACCTGGTCCGTTATAACAGGCTCACTAGATAACACAGCTGTAAAGTCCGAACCACCGATAGTAACTTTAATCATAGGCTAACCCCCTTACAGCTTCGTACAATCGGAAGCATTAACCCAGCCGTAAACCCTGTCGCCGCTTTCATGGATAAGGTGGTAGGGGTGCTTTCCGCTGTACGTAAGGGTACATTTACATATTGCCGTTTTTCTATTTACCGTGACTTTAGCGGCGTTTGAAGATAAATAAACAGGACCCCCATTAAACTTAACCTTGTCGCCTTTTTTAATTGTCGTCGTAGCTGGTTCCGGGGGTCGTGGATTAGATACAATTACTTTTTTAGCTTCCACCTGTATAGGCTTTATATTTTTGTGTTCCTTTAAAGTCAAGTCATAGTATAGGTCACCTTCAAAACCTTTAAAGTCCCATCTAAAGGAAGTTATCTTCATAGTCTTATTTATCCCAGCCGACGGTATAATTACTTGTATTTCCGTGCCGTTATCCTTCCAGCTACTTAATTTGTTTCTGTAGGTTATCGGCGTTAATAGGTTCGTAGTCTTACAATACCCAGCGTCATATCTAGCTGGGAAGAAGCAAGACCAACTAAGAGTATCAAGCGCTACCCCGTTATCGAAGTCAACGTCGCCTAGTTGCAATATTGACACCGTAACGGGTTTAGTACTTCCATCATCATAACTAACCTTTGGTGGAATTACAGGGACGTTTAGATAGTCCTTGTTTGCCTTAAGTGTAATATCTACATCAATTCCTATCATGTTAACAACGCCCCCATTTCCCCAGCGCTTAGTACCTCGTCGGCACCGCTTAAAGCTTCATATAGCAATTTTAGAATTTCTGCTACAAGTTCTTTAGGGTCTCTGTCGCCAACGTCACTAAGTATAATATTTTCAATCATAATTCTTAAGCCTTCGGTTCTAGCTGTCGGTGTTGATACCATACCACTAGGATTAATAGACCCTTGACTAGTAGACTGTGTAGCGAATGGCTCTACTACGCTGTCGCCCAGTCCTCTAGCTGCGTCCCTAACCCTGTTTATCATTTTATTGATACCAACGATTAAACCTTCGCCTGTGTACTCGCCGCTTTCTTCCGTAACCCTAGAAGGGCTATGAATGTCTAGGGCGCTATTTATTTCGTTTCTAATACTATTCGCCATACTTCTAGCCGTACTCATTACGGTAGGCTTCATAGACAGTAAACCGTCGTTAAGGCCTTCCATGGCGTTTTTACCAGTAGGGAATAGGTCCATTTCGCCGAAGGTATCCGTCATATCGGTAGTTATACTAGTAGCCGCGTCTACAGCTATTGGGGAACTCTCCATAAAGCCGTCTGCTAGGGTAGTAGTAGCAGTAGTACCGTAACCCTCAATAACGCTATAGTCTGGCTGTAACCCTGTAGTAATCGTGTCGGCTGTAGCCAGTGACGCCGCGCTTACCGTACCCATATTATTCTGGATACCAGCGGCCGCCCCGTCAGCGACTTCCTTACCACCTTTTTCGCCACCACCGAAGAAACCTTTAATACCATCTAGTAAGCCTTTACCTACACCTTTTACAATGTCCCAACCTACTTCTAACCAGTTGGTACTCATAATCGTATCTATGATAGCCATTACAAGCTGTGGTATTGCCGCTACAAGCTGTGGTATTGCCTGTATAAGACCCACGGCTAGGGCTACTACAATCTGTACAGCCGCCTGTATAATCGTAGGAAGGTTCGCTATAATTCCCTGGAATAGCGTAATAATTAACTGTATCGCCGATTGTATAATCAAAGGTAACATAGCTACAATTCCCTGTACCAGACTTACGACTACTTGAACCGCTGCATTAAGTATAAGCGGAAGATTAGCTATAAGACCTTGTGCTATAGCCATAATAAGCTGTAACGCCATCTGGATTAAGGACGGTAACATACCTACGATACTTTGTATAAGACTAACTATAAGTGTAATTCCAGACTGTATAATCATAGGCAAGTTAGCAATTAACCCATTAACTAAAGTCTGTACTAGCTGTAGCGTCATACTTACAACTAGTGGTAATCTGGATATAAAGCCATTTACCAAGGTGCTAAGTGCCGTCATTCCAGTAGTAATTAACTGTGGAAGTTGGTTTATTATTCCCTGTGTAAATTCAAGTATAAGGTCAGCCCCTACAAGTATTACACGTGGTACCAGCTCCATAAGACCGCTAATAAAAGCAGATACCGCCTTAGCCGCTCCGCTAGCTATCTGTGGGGCGTTTTGTTCAATCCCTACAAGGAAGCTATCGACAAGACTTACAGCCATATCTACTACTTTAGGCGCGGCGTCGGCTATGTTCGTAACCACTTTAGCGAATACCGTACCGACTTCATTTACGAAACCAGCGATACCGCCTTCTTTAAACGCCGTACTTAAATCGCCTACCATATCTTTAGCCGTGGATATTATATCTACCATAGGGTTATTAACGCTTTGGTAAAACTCTATCCCTAGGTCTGTTACGCTATTCTTTAACATACCTATTTGACTTTCCATAGTTGCGTATCTTTGTTCCGCTTCTTTGGCAAGCGCTGTATTTTCGCCCCAAGCTTCCGTACCCATTGCTAGGGCATTGGTAAACAAGTCACCAGAATTAGCCGCCCTTAAGATGGTGTCACGTAGTCTAGTTTCTGTGATACCCATATCATCAAGTACAGCTATGGCACTAGACCCCAGCCTTTCGGTATCACTTAAGCCAGTTAAGAACGAAGATAAAGCCCCAGCGGCGTCTTCTTTAAACGCCTTTTTAAATTCGGAAGTAGATACCCCCGCTACTTTTGCGAAGTCCTTTAGCCCTTCGCCGCCTGTTTCTGTCGCTAGTTGCATATCTATCATAAGTTTAGATATAGCAGTACCACCAGCGGCCGCTTCCATACCAACGGAAGATAAAGCAGCAGAAAAGCCCATTATTTCAGCTTCGCTCATACCTACCTGTGAACCAGCAGACGCTATATTCTGCGCCATATCAGCGATTTCGCTTTCTGTGGTAGCGAAGTTATTACCAAGTTCTACTATGGTAGAACCTAGTCTATCAAAATTATCTTGTGACATTCCTGTTACGTTAGCAAAACGGGCCAGCGTAGTAGCGGCGTCGTCAGCCGTCATATTAGTAGCGTCACCTAACATAGTCATTGTCTTAGTAAAGCCTAGTACGTTATCTGTCTGTATTCCTAGCTGTCCCGCGGCTTCGGCTACGCCCGCTATCTCTACGGCTGTGGTAGGCATTACCTTAGCCATATCCCGGATACCGTTATTAAGTACTTCTAATTGCTCTGGCGTGGCGTCTATGGTTTTCTTTACCCCAGCGAAGGCGCTTTCGTAGTCTATTCCAGCTTTAATACCAGCTATACCTAAACCACCGATAGCGGCCGCCGCGGCTCCTAGACCAATAGTTACACCTTTAACGGCACTACCTAAGCCATGGGCTACCTTAGACCCAGCAGAAGCGGCCAGACTTCCAATTTTGGATATACCAGTATGAACAGAAGAAAAACCAACGCCAGCGGCATTTTTAAGGGCGTTCCATAACTTTTTTACGCCACCTTCTCCACTAGAAGCGTTGGTTTTAAATTCTTTTAATTTGTTTACTACATTGGTTATTTTAGTATTAGCGAATTCCTTAACCTTAGAAGTTAAATTCTTCATAGTGTTATAGGTGTTTGCTATACTGATTTTTCCAATGTTCTTTAAACCTGTAGCAAAACCAGACAAGCCGCTTTTACCTTCGGTTACTGTATTTTTAAATTCCCTAAAACTATTAACGGTACTACTTATTTTAGTTTTCGCCAAGGTCTTAACGCCGCCTACCAATAGACTAGCCTGTAGCCGGGTACTGATTAGCGAATGTTCTAATCCGTCTAATTTAGACCGTGCTATCTGTTTTAGCGTATACGGTAGGCTCTTTAAGGTTTCCGTACCCCGGTTAAACTGTTGCATTGACGACTTCCAGCGATTAAAGTTTCCTGTAGCTTCTCTTGTCGCTGTACTCGTATCCTGTGTAGCTTCCGCCACATCTTCTAAAGTGTCCCTAAATTGCTGGGTCGCCTGGGTGGAAGCGGTCGTAGTATTAACGAATTTACCTACAGCGTTATTAGCGGTTTCCGTGGTCTGTTTAAAGTTTTCTGTCGCTTTGGCCGCTTCGCTCATAGGACTTTTAAAGGCGTCTGTCATTTCAAGCCTAGCACCCATTACAAATTCCGACACGCTTTACACCCCCTTACCAGCTTTTCGATTTGCTTCACGTGCGGCGCGTTGTTCGTCTTTAATCTTTAATAGCGTCGCTTGATATACGAATTCCTTTTCCAACGGTGGGAGGTTATATACTTCGCCCGGAAATACACCTTGCGTATTCCAAATATAGGCTAGTAGTTTAGCTTCCTTGTTGGACTTTAGGAGTTTTTTATTTCTTCACTATCCTTCTTTTGTTTCTTCTTACCGAAACCACTAGCATTTTGAATTGCTACGGCGAAGTTTACAATCTCACCGGGGGATAGAAGGACCCCCATAGCACCTTCGGCCGTAACTACGCCTAGTTTCTCTAGCAAGGCCTTATTAGCGAATGTAAAGTTACTTCTTTGGTCTTTATCAACGCCAGTAAGTACGACCTTAACCATAAGTCTATCGTCGTCTATATCTGTCTTAATTCCGCCGCTGCCGTCAGCCGTGTAACTGATACAATCTTTTTTGGCTTGTTTATATTCTGCATAAGTAAGCGCCGTAAACGGTACTGTACCTAATTTTTCTGTTTCAAATTCGCCCTGTGCTACGGCTCTTAATTCTTCGGCGTCCTTTCCTAAAATGTCTTCTAGGGTAAGGAACGACTTAGCGTTTTCTGATACCTCTACAGGCTCCATAATTTCGTCTGTAACGTCTTTTTTATTTGTTGCCATAGTTTTATACCTACCTTTCGTTTAAATGAAATTAGGGCGTACTGGACGCCCTACAATCTTAATCTATTGATTTAATATAAGAGAAGTCGTCAAAGGTGAAAGGGAATTCTTCTTCGACTAACGCCCCTAATTCGTACTGTGTAAGTTGGGTACTATCAAAAGACAGACCCTTATACATAATAGCTTCTTCGCCTTTTGCTGTAGGGTCTGCCAATTTACCGATATAGTTGTACTTCGCTGTAGGGTTTTCCGCTACTTTTCTTTGAAGCCTACTATCTAGTTTCAAGATAGTAAGCGTACCACTACCAGCACCGCCCATAACTTTATGGCTATCAAGGAATTTCCCAGCTTGCTTAATTGCTTCTTTTTCGTACTCTAGTACGGATTCGAAAGACTGGGTACTTTGAAGTTCCGTACCGTTTTCGTCATAAACAAAACCGTATAAGCCATTAATGGCCTGATTAGCTTCATAACTCATAGTCTAATACCTTCCTTTCTCTCAAATTAAAAGTTCACGCCGATTTTTTGGTAGATACGTTCCATACTATCCACAGGCGTAATATCGCTATCGAAGAAGGCTTCGTCAATCGCTGGGATATAGACAGCGTCGTCACCGTGATACTCTGGGTCTGGTCTATAGAAATAACCAGCCTTGATTATCTCGTCGTTAACCAACGGTCTTAAGTAGCTTTCTTCCACCATAGCAGCGTAACACTGTCTAGCTTCGTCGGTGTTAGACTTAGTCTTCTTGTACTCATTTCCGAAGGCTTCCAGGTCTTTAGTAACGTAATCCAGCGTGTTAGATACTCTAATCTTACCGAATTCTTTACTTTCGTCATTGGAAGGGTTAGTAAGCGTATTAACGCCTTCGTCAATTTCCACAAAGTCACCGTTCATAACAAAGATTAAGGTACCTTTCTGTTTTGCGGTTTCCCTTGGGGTAATCTTAATCTTTTTATTAACCTTCGTATACGGTACGGTTTCATCTGTTACGGTCCTGTTAAGGGCTACGGAAGCAACACGCGCCGCGATAAAGATAGCCATTTCCGCCGGGGTATAGCCGTCGCAGCCATTACCAACGTTCACGATACCCCTGTAGTTATGTGCTACAGAAGCGGCGTTCGCTAGGCTAATATCGTCGTCCCATGTAGCAGGACCCCCAGAAGCGAAAGTAACGTAAAAACCTTCGTTTCTTACACGTCTTAACCAAGTGGTAACAGTGGTTATAATAGCTTCGTCGCTTACGCCATCTAGGGAAAAACTGTTAGCTGTTCCGTCGGCTTCGATTTCGTCTAAGAAGTCGCTATAATTTGTAACCGTAACTACGCTACCATTGTCGCCACCTGTAAAAGCTATGTTAGCGGCGTTCTCTGGAAGTACAGTACCTACGGTCTTAACCCTTACGTAATCAGACTTGTTTAGTTCTGTAGCCAGTTCTTCGTTAGTTGAACCTACAGCACTAACAAGCTTTACGCCGTTTTCTACGATTTCAACTACTTTAGTCCCGTCTAGTACGCCGTCTTTAACCACGGCTACAAATTGCCTAGCGGAAGGGTAGAGGGTTTCCAGCTGTAAACTATCAGTCCCTAAAGTACAAGTACCTACTTTCGCTGTATCGGTAGCCATACGGTAAGCTAGTATTTTGCTAGGCGCCCCCTTGTTAGCGTGTACGAATATCTTACTAGCTGTAAGGGTCGTCTTATCGGCGTTGTAGGTTTCTTCGAATTCCCCTAAAGACTGTAATACAAGTTCGTTTACAGGTCCCCAGTCGGAAGTAAAAGGATACGCTACAATACCACGGGTTCCCATTACAATACGTCTAACGGTAGCCACAATACGGGAATAGACACCGCTTAGAATTTTACTAATTCCTTTTGTAAATGTTCCAGCCATAATATTTTTACTCCTTTCCTACAGGTTTTTTAAGAAACGTCTTTAAGGCGTTTTCCGCTTCCTGTTTTGTGATTTTTTCTTTCTTGATAACAAATAAAGCGCCCGCCATAATTTCGGGTGAAGTTCCGAATAGGCTAGCGCTTTCTATAATCTCTGATTTTTCAAATATTGGTACACTAGGTTTCTTTTCAGTCTTTGGCTCGTTAGCTGCCATAATCTAAACCCCCTTAAAGTTTAATTTTTATTGCCTACTTGTAACTTTGGTATATACGTGTATTGGCGCTGGTGGGTCTGCTGGTTTAGTTCTAGTGTAGGCTACTTCGTAACTTAACCTAAAAGGAACGTCCAGCCCTTCGGTTTCGTTAAATTCAACTTCGACCGATTTTAACAGACCAACCTTAACGCCGTTATCGTCTAGTACGTCCAGTAGGCCACAACGGTTTTCTATATCTTCACTAAGTCGTTGCTGTAGTACTAGGACTTCGTCCACGCTATTTACAAATAATTTACCGTAATACCTAACGCGCTGTACATATGCGTATCGGTGTAGGTGCCTAGCTCTACCACGGAATGGACTTTCCCATAAGATAACAGGGCGGGGTAGGGTAGGCGGTGCATTAGTACGACGCCACGAATTAAGACCCGACGCCGATTTAAGCCACGTCTGTACAGCTTTTAACTCTAATACATAATCCATAATATCCCTACCTTCTGAAAAGTTCTGCGTAAAGTCTTCTAAACTCAAAGAGGACTATATCTTCCATGTCTTCCTTAAGATAATCTAAAGACTTTTCTAACATATGGGCGCCCTCAATAACCTTACCAGTAAGCACCATACCCGTTTTATGTCCTGGTATATAGTGGAATGTACCGCTACGCCATTCGCCAGGAACGAAACGCCCCTTTTTCTGCGTAAAACCTTCTTCTACGGCGGCCGCATATTCGACGGTAGTGCCATAGACTACAAAGGTTGTTTTTCCGACTTCCAGCTTAAAGTAGTTTTCTGGTGTGCCAAATTGTAAACTATTTTCTAACCGTCCTGTACGGCGTGGCGTAAGGTCTTTAGCGTATTCCAATCCACGTAGACCCGCGGTTCTTACGATACGACTTTCCATTTCCTGTACTTTAGTTTTTTCACATTCCTTTAACCACTCTAGCCACCTATCGAATTTCTTATCTAATTTAAAATAGTCTTTACTCATAGGAATTTAACACCCCTGTCGCTTACGTTCGTTGAGTTCTCAAACGCTAGCTTGTAGGGGCGTAACATTTCCTTTACTGTTTTAGATTGGTCTGCGGTCATGTACCTGTTACTGTGCATAGTAGCGGCCGTCGGTGGCGCGACGTCGGTTATATTTCCTGTAGCTTCGTCAATCTGTGAAGTTTCACCACGGGCGAAGACCTCAAAACATAAGGCTACAGCTATTTTTAAGCCGTCGTCTATTGTAGGTGGGTCGCCACCTATGAAACCACGACAAAAAGCATTAGCACGAAGTAAGTACAAGTTTTTGTCTGGGTCGGTAAGTGGTTCAGATGGCGTATAATACTTCTCTGTTAGTTCTGCTACAGATAAAAACACAGTATCACCACCTTATACAAGGTCGTCGTATTTACCAGCTTCGATTACGCTAGCTATAACGTCGCCCTTTGTAGCCTTAGCGTCAAATTCTACGCCTAGTTCCTTAGCTTTCGCCTTTAGGTCGTCGGCTTTATATAGGTCGTCTAACGCCTTTACCATTTCATCATAAGACGGTATATCGTCGTCTGGTGGCTCTACGGTTTCTACCAGTTCAGCCCAACCGTCTTTAATTAAACGTAAACCGCTAACTTCGTCTATCTCGGTTTCCATATCTACGTCTAGTACGGAAGGTCCAAAAGTTACGCCATCTTTTAGTATCTTAATCCTCATATCTACACTTCCTTTCTAAAAAGTATAGCGACTACTAAAGAATAGTCGCTATCTTAATAAGTTCTGGGTCTGTAATCTTAGGGAAAGAAGCCCCCACAACTTCGATTACTTCCCTTATCGGTCTTTCCATAGTGAAGGTTCTAGCGTAGATACCAGGGTTCATATTGTTTTCGTACGTAGGCCCTAAAAGCTGTTTACCAATTACTCCGCCTTCTTTAAGGAATACACCTTTAGAAGCGTCTAGTAATCTAGCTGTAGTTCTAGCCCCAGCGTTAGAAGGGTCCCTATAAGTTACTTTAGCGTCGAAGGCCTCCATAGGTGGAAGTTCTCTACCACGAAGGAATGTATTAAGTTCGTCAAGGGTAAGTAGTTTATCAGAAAAACCACTAATAGCCTTTCTCACGTTAGCGTCATTAAGTACGGTTCTAATTGCTCCGATACTTGTAACGAATACGTCTGGGGTATAGCCATTTACGTTATTATCTACGTAATTCTGTACCCATGTTTCGTAGTTAGCCAGAATAGTAGCACCGTCTACGTTCCACTTAGTACCAGCCGTTACGTGTCCTGTTACTCCGAAGTCTACGCCTAGCTTAATACCTGCTTTATCGTAGGTCATAGCCCCTACGCCTAACGCTTGCCATCTTAACCATTCAATCCTAGCGTCAATATTTTTCTTAAGCTGTGCGGTCTTGTTAAGAAGTTGCTTCACCATCATAGTTTGTTTACCAGCGTTACCTTTATCCATCATAGCAGCAAGTTCCTTTTTAGTTACGATATAGGACTGTCCCATATCTGTAATTTCGCCACTAATACGTCTAACAGGGTCCCTATCAGTCAATGGAATTTCAGCCCCACTGTCGATAATGTCGGCCATGTCTGCCTGTCTTTCAATTACTGTTTCGTTAAAATCAATGTCGTAAGTTTCTTCGATTGGAAGAAACCTTTGTCCGATATACCCGGTTTCTACAGGTACTTCGCTTATGGTTTCTGTGAATAGTGGATTTTCAAAAAATTCACTAAGATTAGCTAATCCCGCCATATTTATAACCTACCTTTCGTTATTTTGTAATTAGTCTACGAAGCGCATAGCGCCGCCCATAGCCTTTTTAAACTCTGTAGTTACACCAACTAGCATAGAAGTATAAACCGCTCCATGTACTAGTACTTGCCCAGCTGTAAGGTCTGGATTAGTTCCGTCGTCCTTAGCCTTAAACTGGATACTTTCGTCTAAAATTACAGGGTTAGACTTGCCAACAGGAAACGTACCAGCCTCATAAGCCAGACTACCATCTGAAATACCTAAAACGCCCTCTATAGTAGCTTCGTCACCAGCTGCGCCCCATGTTCCTTTAATGTACAAGGAAGCCGACGCGTCGGCTAACTTAGTAGCTACAGTAAGTATTTCGTCCTCGTCTAAAACTAAATCAGCAACCGTAGACAGTTTTATACCGTCCGGGTTTACTGCGTTACCCAGCATGGCTACAACCTGGGCTTCGGTGGTTTCTGCCGTAATGGTCTTTAATACAGCATTAGTAACAGTGTATACGCTTCCGTTTACCGTTATTTCTAACTTTGTATCCTTGTTAATAGCGCTACAATCCGCTGGCGTTACAGCTGCCGTTCCTGTGATAGAAGCCTTTGCGGGGTCGGTGTCCGCATACTTTTCGTATTTTCCTGTAGTGTTGTCTTTAACTAAACACTGTCCTTCTGGTACATACTCATTTACGTTAAATTTACTACCATCTAGGGTAATACCATTAACGATATAAGCGTAGTGGGCGCTGGCCTTAATTTCTTTAGCCGCTGCATAATTTTTCTTTCTGATTGTTAAATCGTTATTCATGCTAATTACCTACCTTTCATTATTTTGTATCTTTCTTGATACCTAACATCTCTAACGCCTGGGCCTTTTTAGCGTCGTGGTCTTTGTTTCCACCACCAGCGCCACCACCAGGACCCTTTCCCTTGAAGCCGTCGTTTTTATTGTCGTCTGGGTCTACGTCTTTGAATAAGTTAGGTTCGGTTTCGTGTACCTTCTTTAGGGTACGTGATACGCTCTTTGTGTCAACTTCGCCCGTTTCTTCGTCGTAGTCTATATCGTCCATATAATCTAAACGAAGGGCGCGGACTACTTGTACTGGGTTTACAGGATTGTACTTTCCAGCTTCTTTAAGGACTGCATTTTCGACTACAAGGTCTTTAATGCGTTCGCCTAAAGTCTTAGCACGGTCGGCCTGTTTCCTAAGTATAGCTAGTTCGTCGTCAGTAACCTTACCTTCGCCGCCTGTATCGTCGCCGTCTTTTTTAGTAGACCCATTCTTTATAGTTTCCGCTACCTTCGAAAGTAGGGTCTTGTTATCGGCTTCAATCTCTACGCCAGCGTCTTTAAGGGCTTTTCTAACCATACGAACGGCTTTAGTAGTAATCATAGCGTCTACGTCTGCCTGGCTGTACTGTGGCTTTTCGTGTTCCGGGTCATATTCTAGGGCTTCGTCTACTTGCTCCTGGTCTAATATCTCGTCGTCAAGAAGTTCCTTAACCTTTGCTTCATATTCAGCCTTAGTAATTTCACCTTTTAAGTATTGCTCCTGTAATTTTCTTAATTTTCCCATTGTCAAAACTCCTTTCCATTTTAAGCCCGTCGGCTATTCCAACTTTTCCGAAGTCGTCACGGTTTACCCTTGCCAGTACAACGCCCTGGGTAGGTTACGGCATTAAAAAAGACGCTACAAAAGTAACGTCTAGCCCTTCTAGGTATTAGCCCCTAGTAGGTTATGGCTTATTAAATTAACCCTATTTCTTAGGTGGAATAGGGGGTAGCGGCTCTGGTTCGACAAAACCGTCGGACGTTATAGACGCTTGATATTCCTTGAAGGCCGCTTTTATGTGCATAGGCGCCCCCGGAAGTAATTTGTAATCGCCCTTATCGTCCTGTGTTACGTATTTACTGTCTAGTACATCTGGTCGTTTTCCTATCATAAAATCACCCCCTAAAATTTACTAAGTTCTTTTACAATCCTTTCGCCGACCTTTTTAGCTATAGGTCTAGGGTTAGGATTGTGGATATATTCGCTAAAAGCTTCCGCTAGAAACTCGGCGCTATTTTTAGCCCCATAGTCACTAAGTAGGCTTCCGTAGGCTTCCCTAGAAGTTCGGTAAGTTCCAGCCCTTAAAAGTGTAGTTACTTCGTTTCGGTATTCGTCAAACATTGGTTGTACCCAACCCCGGACGCCTTTTTCCTTTAGGAAGTTGTCTATTTGGTGTCCGAATTCGTGGGTCAATACCGACGCTGGGGTATCTGTGCCTATAGGGTGCCAGCCGCTTTTAACGTCACCTTGTAAGGACTTTAAAAACATATTATAATCGCTGGCGAATTTCTTGTTAAAGGCAATACCTTCATACTTGCCCCACGCCTTATTAGTGGACCATGCGTAAGTATTACCGGGTACTTTTTTCTTTTTAACGGCCGACTTAGCCCAGTTTCTAGCTGTGGCTTCATCATATCCCATTTTGACAGCACGTTCTACGTACTTTTCTATGTCGTCTAAATACTTTAGGTTATTCATATTCTGCGACGTAGATATAAATTTAGTATCTTTAATTTGTGGAAACTTAGTTCGTAACTCTGATAATGTCTTATTTACGTCATTAGCCACGTCAACGTTAAAGCCTGTATAGTCTACGTAGTCAATATCAAGATTAGTTTTGCCCCACGCCGTAGCTTCGGCTGTGGTCTTTGCTGGGGTATAAGGTGTTCGTATCGCCTGTGTAGGTACAGTATCCACTTTTGGGGTCTTCGGTACTCTAGGTACAGGATTATCTACTTTATCCCAACTAGCACGGGCTACGGTAATCTGTTTCCCATTATCAAAGTTAACCCTTACAACGTCCTTTTTAATATCGTCTAAAGTTTCCCCAGGTCTTAAATAACGTCTAGCGTTATCATTTTCTAGTAATTCCTTAGATGTAGGTAACCCACGTTCTTTAGCGTACTCGTCGTAGGTTCTGGCTTCCGTGTAGGTTCGTTCTCCGAAGTTGGTTTTACTATCACCTTCGCCACGGGCTATACGCTCTTTAGTGCTTACCCCTAACGCCGATAGAACAGGAACGTAACTACACCTACAATGTGGGTGGTTCGGTATTCGCTGTCCGGGTACCGCTGGATTAGCTGGGGTATCGTAATCAAGGTCGTATATCTTGCCGTCATTAGCTGCGTCCATAGGTGCCGTTCTAGTATCAAGGGTAGCATTCCAGCGTTTACCGTCTAGTATATCAGCATTTTGCATATAGGAAATACTAGCACCTTGCGCGGCCGCTCTATTAAGTTCAGTACGCATAAGCCGGGTAGCGTTATAATAACTTTCGTCTATACGCTTTTCTAGGTTTCTAGCGGCTTCGTTGATACTTAACCCGTTTTCCATAGCAATAGCCACCATTTTACGGGTTTCTTTTGCTACAAGTTCCGTAGTATGGCCCATATTAGCCCTTAACCTGTCGCTGTAGGTCACCCTATCTGGTAGCCATGGATTAGCAATAACCCCCAATACGTGGGCCTGTGTAATTAGGTTCACTGTAGACGTTACTTTTGCCGACTGCTCTAAGGCGTAGGCTGTAGTGTAGTAACTATATTCAAGGGTCCTACTAATACTATCGGTAAAATAAGGCTGTAACTTAGCTTCCAGTAATTCTAATTCGGCTTCCAGCTGGTTTAAAAATTGCTTAATAGATTTATGGCGATACTTTAAACTAACTTCTCTATCTGTGCCTTTAGCGGCTCGGTATTCTCTAAAAGCTTCGTGCCAGGCCTTATCTGCTCGGTCTTTCATATTACGCCAGGCTGGTTCTAGTTCTAGTATATGCTGGCCGACGACTTTGTCAAGTTGCTTTGCGAAGTACTCTGTATAGTTTTCTAGGTCCTTTTGTCGCCTTGTAATGACGGCGGCGTCCTTAGATTTAAAATATCTAGCCACAACCTAAAACCCCCTTTACTCGACGTTTGTATCGTCGTCTTTGTTGGGGTCGGTACCGTCGCCGTTGAAGTTTTCTTCTGTATATCCGATAGCCGATAAATTATTCTTAGCGGTTTCGGCTTTCTGGGCCTTCATTTCGTCAAGTGCCTTCTGTGGGTCGTCAATAAACCATAGTAATTCATAAAGGTAACTGTCTGGTACTTTGTCACCTAGCATAGCCACGATACTAGCTATTTCCTCGTAGTTCTGTGGAAGATTACGAACAAGGCTAACACTAACCCAGTCAGACCTATAAATATCGTCGCGGCCTTCCAGCTGTTTAGGGTCAGATACGATAGTATAAGTATCTTGAACGCCATTACTTAATAGCTTTTCTGTATTTAGAAAGTCTGTAAGTATTTCTATAAGCCGGATTACAGCCATTATAAAATACGGCTCCTTTTTACTGGCCTTAATATCCAGACAAGCGTATTTCATTTTTATCTCTGTAGCTGTAGCCCCTTTTAATTCGCTTAACTGTGGTGTATTAGTCGTATAGTAAATATCGTCCTTTAGTCTTGATAGGAAGTTTTCTACTGCCTGGTCTTCCTGTGTCTGGGCGATAAATTCAGCTTTACTATTAGCGTCCTTAAGTGCGATAGCCCTAGCTTTACGCATTTTTAAGACTTCTTTTTCGTCTACATCTACGCCAGTAAGAAGTAGGTACATATCCTGTAGATAGTCTACCAGATTAGCCTTGTCACTAATCCCATGGGCGTAGGATACTATAAGGTCAAAGGCTCCGAAACTAAGGTCGCTTTTACCGTTGCCCTTTAGACGGTCTTTGTATTTAGCTGGTACGCCGTTTCTATATACGGTTACCGGGATACGACCCGCTTTATGCTCTATAGGGTTCCCTGTAGCGACTTCCGTTTCGTCTAGTACAAAACCTGTACCACCGTCACTAATGTAGTATGTGATATAACGGTCGTCGTATACTTCGACACGCTTTTTAGTAATAAGCTGTGTACCTTCCATAACCTCGACTTCATATTTACGAAGTACTAGGCGTAATCTATTACGGACGTCGTAAACTGGTATAACTTCCTGTACCGGGTATTCGTTATAATCAATGTTTCCTTTTTCGTCTACCCACGCAATAATAGAAGAATAGCAAGCTATACAGCCTTGTCTTAGCATTTCGGCTAACACCATAGTAGCCTTATCCTTAAGTAATTCCGTAATCTTTTTACGATATTCGGTAAGTATTTCGCTTTCTTCGGTGTCTAGGTCGTCCTGGTCGTTATCCTCAATAGTCCATACCGGGGACTTTCCGACCATATAATCTACTAGGGTGTCTATGATAATCATAGAGTAATTGGCTATCAGCTTATAGTTAGTACCGTCACCCCTAGCCTTATTACGGTTAGCTATGTCGTCTAATTCACCGTCGTAGGCCGCCTGGTACTTTTCGACATCTGCGTCTTTAATCCAGGCGTCATGTTTATCTATTATATCTGTTACCCAGCCAGCGTTAGCAACTATCCAATCCGTGGCGTCCTGTGCGGTAGCGTTCGGTTTTTCTGCTAATGTAGTAGGTATCATAAATGATACTGCCATAATATAACCCCCTTCTTAAACTACGTCGTTTCGGTCGAACGCTGTAGCCTGTCTTGAATTTACGTTAATATTTCTTGCTGCCTTCATAAGTAAGAACACGCCAGTAGCGAAGTCGTCATGTGGTACGTGTCCCGGTTTACGTGGTTCGGCGTTCGCTGGTACATAAAAGTTAATAGATTGGTGCTTTTTCGCTTCCCGTGTAAGGTGTTCCAACTGCCAACGGACTTCTTGCCATAATTCCCGTTGGTCTGGGTCGGTGGGGGAAGGGGGTATCTTTAAAAGGTCGTTAGATACGTAATCATAAGCCAGATACCCTAATTTACTTTTACTTTCGTCGCCACTAGCTTTAAATTTATAAGCTTCCACTAGACCCACGTTATTACGGTCTAGTTGCTCTTTAAGATAATAGGCTAGGGGTTCGCCAACGCCTGTAGCGTCGCATACACCACCTAGACAATTCCAATGTCCTTTAATGATTTTAGGTAGCATAGTCCTAACTTTGGTATGTTGTTTTCCTACCCACTGATAGAAGCATACAGGGACTACAGTACCGTCCTTATGCAATTCGCCTATCGTAAGGGTAAGGGCGTCGCGCTTGTGCATACCTACAGCTGTATTAATATCGGTGCTTTCCTCGGCTTCGCCCGCAACGTCCACCGACCATATATAAGTTTTTCCCTTTTCGGGCTGTACGGCCATACTGTAGTCGTTGTGGTAGATACGTGCCATTTGCTCCGAATTAAAAAAGCGACCTATAGCGTCTACTGCCTTTAGTAAATACTGGGTCTGTATGGCTATGTGGTCTATACCCAGTCTAGCGACTTGGTTTTCGAAGGCTTTACGATAGTTGTCGTTTCCAGACTTTATTACTGCGTGGGCGTCCACCTTAAATACTAGCTTCGGACGATAACCTAGTTCCTTCTCTAGTCGGTCTTCCATATCCCTAGCCTGTAGTTCGCCCTTATAAATAAAGCTGTCTTTAGTCCAGGCTACGCCCCATAGTACGGTAGTGGCGTTATTAAAGGCCCCCATAGGCTGGGCGTCACGTTCCCACTTATCAACGTCTATGTCTTGCGCTTCGTCACCCTCTAGTAGGGTATAGGCCGTCTGGGAAGTGACGTTAGAAGCGGGGTTTATAGATAAAAAAGCCCACTTATTACTGTCCCTAGGTGGTCCCATGTGATACTTGTAGCCGTCTGATTTTCTAAACTTGCCCTTTGTAAGGACGCTTCCAGCCAGACCGCCACTATCTGGGGTATTAGCCCCTTCTAAACGGTCCATACTAGCCTGTACCTGTGGCTTATATACTGGGGCGAATTTTACCCCAGATACACGGACCCCATAATACCAGCCGTAAAGTAATAAATACTGCTGGATAAAGGCGCTTATTTCGTTCTTACCAGCCTGTCTAGTAATCTGTACCACGAAATACCAGCCTAGGCTATTAAGACAGCTGTATATAATAGCGTCAGCTACTTGTATCTGATAATCGAAGGGGTCGTTACGCCGCATAAGACGCCACGCTTCCCGTAGATTTTCCCTTTTGAATATATCACCGAAATTATTAAGCACGTTGTACGGTATCCCTTGTCTAGCCGCTGCGACGGTATGGGGGATAGCTACCATAATCGGCGCCCCTGTAACCGGGTCTATATCGTCAACGTATGTAAAAGTAGTCTTGTATTCGCTCATAATCTAAGGTCGTCGGTGTCTATGTCTTCCAGTAGTACAGCTTCGTCACAATAAGACCGCTTTATGATATATTCGCTTTCCTCACAATTTTCACATAGCTTCATGGAACACATATAAATAGCGCCGTTATAGTCGCTTTTAGTACACTGGGTACAGATACACCCTTTACATGGTGCTACATCATGTTTCATAGCCACCGACACCCCCTTTCCATATAGCCCCTTAATAAACTAATTTGTAGTGTAGTATAAATAAAAACGCTGTAAATAGCGGCTTTCCAGCGTTTAGGGTAATAAAAAAGACGCCCGTTTAAGCGTCTTACTACGTTTTATACTACATTTATTCGTTATTTTCACTTTTGGCCTGTGCGTTTCCACCCCAGGAAATACTTACTTGTCCTTTGGAAGCTGCCCTAAGTTCACTGTTTATAGCGTCCATAATATCGTCGGTCTTTTCTTCGCCGTTCATTCTATTATGGGCTTCGACTAATCTACGAAGCGTGTTTAAGGCTCTGTCTAAGGCTCTGTCCTCAATCGTTCCAGCGTGATAGTAAGAACGGCCGCTGTTTTCGCTTTCGCTATAAAAGACCTTAGATTTACGGTAAGCTATTTCGTCGCCTTCCTTTTCCCGGTCTTTTTCAAACTTTTCACGTTGCCTATTTAAGTAACTAATAATTTTAGTCTTTTGTAAACTTATTTCATATTCCAGACTTTTAGGTTCTGCGTCCTGTAGCTGGTCGAATATCTCTTGTTCCTCTGGTAGCAAGGTTTTAGCGTAAAGTCCATGGGTTCTATTATTCTGAATAGACCTAGCTTTACCTTCTGGCGTTTTAGGTCCTGTACTAAGTCCACCATGCAAACGACACCTACCATAGCCTAAATGATTAGTTCCCGCGCCCGCTGGTTGTCTGCACGGCTTTCCATTTTTCATAGCCCCACAGCATAGCGTAGGATACTTACGCATTATAGCGATATGGTTTAGATGGTCCGCTTGCGGGTGGAATTGAATTTTAAGGCGCATATCGTAGGGGTCGTAATTTTCTGGTAGTATAATATTTTTATTTGTAGCGCTTGCCATAGAATTACCCCCTTATTTCGTTATTCGTACGTCGTCGTTGTTCGACACTTATATCTCTGTACTGAATAAGAAAGGGACCCCGGTAAAAAACCAGCGCCCCCTAACAATCTTATAGACAGTACAATAGCATTGTAATACTACTATAGTTTATCTTTCGTAATAGTGCAATAATTAAATATTGTCTTGTAGACAATCCCAGTCACCATTAACATAATGATACACGAAACTTACAGCTTTATCACATCTGTAGTAGTACTGGTCTTTGGTATAATTAAGGTGTTCTAGCACCCATCTAAACGGTTGTGGTCTAACCCAACGGTAATAAACCACGATACGTAATTCTAACGGTAAAGCTGCGTAAGCCATTTCCAGCATTATTTTATTTAGCTGTCTATTTGATATTCCATCTGTCGGCCTACTCGTAGTATTGCACGGGATAGGGTCTTCTGTTGGTGGTCCACCACAAACTAAGTTGTCCCATTCGCTTAACCAACGCCTTACCGTTCGCCTACTTATTCTTCCTGTCAATGCATCCACCCCCAACGTAAAAGCGTTAAAAAATATATAAAACCTTTTTTAAAGAGGGGGGGTAATAGAAAACCATACTAAAATCAACTCCTAAAAGGAATGGTAAAACCATGTACCCCCCCAAAAGAAAAACCATAGTCATTATATTATATATAGTATATTATTATAATTATTTATATTATTATATATAGTATATAGTTAGTACTTATTAATTAATTAATAAGGTAGTAGTCTTTGTTCTTTATAGCTGGAATTCTCTACGTTTTAAGGCTTTTGATTTTCTTTTTTCGTAGTTAGTTCCTCTTTATTCGCTGTACGTTATACGATTTTCGTTTCACGTTATAAGTTTCCAGCGTCAAGTCCTACAGCCTTCTAGCCCTTGATTCTCCTTTTGTTTTCTTCTTTTTGCGTCTTGCGGCTCTATTTTGGTATTCTTTCGGGAAGCAGACAATATAATTCTTTGTGTCTGGTTGCTCGTTACGTATAACCTGTAACATTGCCAGTAATTCGTCTGCGTCTGGCTCTGGTGTACCCAGTAACCCCGGTAACCTATGTATAAATTCCACAGGGTCGCCACCCATACCATTTACTATTGCCACGACTTCCATGGCTTTACCTTCGTCGCAATTAAGAACCGTCTGGACTTCATGGACCAGGTAATCGTAATACGTGTTATTGGTTGCCATCAACTTACACCACCTTCCTGTGTAGCATTACAATATGTTCGACTAATGAATGTGTAAAATCATATACAAGCCGTTGCCCTTCGGGGTTATTGGCGATATAAACTGTTTTCTCCCAGGCTGGTGGTTTGCTAGTTGACTGCCCAGGCGCGTAATACTGTACGTTAAAATATATTCTTTTACCGTCTACCCATGGGAATGCTCTTATTTTGCACGAACCAATCCATTTATCTAGTTCCATCAGCTTACACCGCCTTCCAGATACGTAATTTCATAGCCTTTACTTTCAGCGTATTCCTTTTCACGTTTTGCGCCTGGGCTGTCTTTCCAGTTCGGCATTAGTGCTATATGTTTCGCTGTGTCTATCATCATAAAACAAATAGGGAAATATTCTTCATAGTCAAGCCCTACAGGAAGGGTAGCCGGGTTAAATACTGCGTAACCAGAATTACTAAGGACCCTAGCGTGAATATCAAATAACGCTTTGTAGTTATTAAGACCCGTCATTTTACCAGCAAGGTATACCGTGGGCTTCTTTGGTATCTCTATATACTCGGTTATTTCTATTTGTCCTGGTATGTTCTCAATCGGTTTACTAATTTCTTTATCTTTCATTCCTTAGCACTCCTTTCGGGTTTGTTTAAGCGTTTCGCTTCCTCACGTTCAAACTTACAGTAAACTATTAACGACATAAAAGTTAGTAATAATTGTTCGTCGTTTGGTGGCTCTACGTCGTCAATATTTTCGTATTCTTTTAACACACGTTTTCTATATTCTACAAAGTTCACCGTTCGGCACCCCCTTCACAGCTGGGGCAGACTTGCCGCCCCTCTGGTATAATCTCGTCACAGCATACACAACGGTCTACATTATCCACTAGTCGTAGTGGGTCTTGTGGATAACTTCTAAACGCTTGGGTTAAGGCGTCCGCTAATTGCCGACACGTAGTTCCTATCATTGCCATTACACGGTTTATAGCGAAGGCGAAGCCCCTAAAATCTAAGGTAAGTACGCCGTATTTCTGTAGTCGTTTCATGTTTTTCTTACGGACCCTAACCTTTTTGTGGTGGTAGGCTATATACTTAATACGTTCTATGTTCTTATGTTTTTTCAT